GTGTAGGTTACGCTCGGAAGAAACGCTCCACCTTTGGAAGCGTACAAGCGAGCCGTCATTTGAATTTCGTCAGCCATGTTGTGTTAGGTTAGGTTATCTGAGTAAACTAGGGTCTACGTTGTAAGGATATGCAAAAAGATCCCAAGCTGCAAAGGTCCAAGTCTCATTGCGCTCTACTTGGTTGGTCTTGATGGTAAGCGAGGTTGAGTCGTTTGTCTTAAGCCAAGCCCAAGCCGTTCCTGATGGCGTTAAATTAGGATTAGCTGGCGGTCTCGGCATCACGTTTTTAACTGATGTCGGGAATAAATTTATGTTTGCAAGATTAATGCCATCGTAAACAGCCGATATAATCGGTGGAGTTGATGGCAATCCGTTTAGAGCAGAATAAGACGATATCCGAGTCAATGAACAGCGGGAGGTCTGAAAGCTAGTTTGACCGCGAGCAAACTTTTTGATCAATTCATAAGCCAAAGGAAATTGGCTTTGTGACATTGGGAGCTTGTTGTTCTTGGGATCATCTCCAGAAGCCCTGACCGCTGAATAGTATTCTTCCTCTGAGATGTATGTTCTGGCCTCGGCTCTTACTTGCGGCAGTTCAAACAAAGAAGCATCAACGTATTCAGTCCTGAACTCGTAACGCTGAGACGGTTCTTCATCTCCTGCCGGTTGCGGAGCGGTAGGATTATTGGTGTTAAAGTTGGTCCCAGAAAAAGTAACCGTTGCTTCAGAGTACGGACCCTTTTCGATAATTTGGTATTTGCCTCCAGCAATAACCCAGTTAACTGAAGCACTACGCAAAGCGTCTTTGCTTCCTCGATATGTATAGATTATCTGCCTACCAGTACCATCACCTCCGCTGTATTCTCGGGAAACTTCAATGTATGCAGTATCAACTGGAGTAATGACACTGGTTTTAATCGTAGCCATATCAATCTTCGGTGTTACTTGCGGTCTTACCAGTATTTTTCACAATCATCTTCAATTGAAGAGTTTGTTCAATGGCTTGTCTAATAACTGTATCTTGTGCGCCCTGAAATCCACTGAATCCACCAATGCGAGCAAGAGGATCTTGAGAACCACCAAGCGAAAACTTGTCTCCTTTAACCCTTTCAAACTGCGGTGTTCCTATAGGAGGAGGATTAACTGGTCCTCCAAATGCGGTTTGCCTATCAGCCTCAATTCTCTGTTGCACTATTCTTGACAACGCTTCATCTGACATTTTTCTTTCATATATAGCTTTAGCAGCTTTGTTTGCTCGTTCCCATCTTTGTATGTAATTTTCGGCTGGCTTTGTTAAGCCTTCATTTACCCTTTTAAGAGCCGCAGCCGTTGCTGTAATACCAGATGCAATAACTGGAGCGGCTAGAGTTTTAACAATACGCAACTGCTCATCTAAAAGAGTGTTTGCTTTTGCTAATACATCAATATCACTGCTAGAGATTAAAGTTCTTTGTGATGTAGTATTGTAATCAGCAAGAGCAGAAGCTGCTGTTTTAAGTTTTAGCCCATAAATCTCAATCATTGCAGCAGTTGTCTCTGCTGACTTTCCAGAGTTCTTGTGAGCTTCTGCTGCTTTAACCGCCCCATCGATTGTGGTCAATTGTATGTCGTACAATTGTTCTGTTGTAAAACCTAAAGATTGAAGTGTCTTAAGCGCATCTTGATCTCCAGATGTTGCCTTAAGCCTAACTTGTTCAAACTTTGCTAGAACAGAACCAAACTTATCAAAAGTTACTCCAGTTTCTCCGGCTAATATTTGGAGCCTTTGAATCTGGTCAGTCGTTAGATTGAGTTGTTCTGATAAATCTTGGATTTTATCTGCTGACTCAATTACGTTTTTTGTAAAAGCGGCAATCGCTGCAACTGAAAGAGCGGCTCCAAGTTTACTTGCAACCGCTCCTTTAAAAGTGGTTCCAAATCTTTCACCTAATCCCTGAGCGCGTTTGATCCCCATCTCAAATTGAGTGGAATCAATCCCAAGCTTTACCAACATCGAGAGAATACCCATATTAGTTATCTTGTTGGTTTTGCCAAATGGCTTCGCTTTGATCGTCCCACAACTGGACCTGCCCCATCATCTCGGCGTGAGCTAGAATCAGCCTTTCTGCGTCACCAAGAGGCATCCTGACAGCGTCGTCTGGTCCAATTCCGATATTGAGACAACCGACAAGCACTCGCTCGGTCCACGGCATTGCGGGACGTTTTGATTTAGCTCCAGCTTCCATCAACACTTCTGGAGCGGTTGACTGCTCCTTAAGCCACAACTGGAATTTGTCAGACTCAACCATCAGATTCATGCGCTGAATCCGCTTCGACCACAACCATAGGAACAGATCCCTCCAGACTGATTTGATTGACCTAATGGACTCCAGAGGAGGCTGTGAGCAAACAAGCACAGCCTCCGCTAGATCATTGGAGCTAATCTCACCACCTAACACATAAGGAGACCGCAGTCTTTGCAGCAATATCGCATGACCTACAGTGTAGGGGACGAGTCGAACCCCAAGCACCACTGGTGCTGGAGGTCCGCTCTCTGCGAGTATTCTTGCAAGTTCTGACACGATTACAGCGTGATCGCTGCGGTAGATCCGGTGATACCAGCGTATTTCACGCAAGGGAGACTGAGCATAGCCTTTCCAGACTGCGTAAACTTAAGGCTTCCACCTCCAATGTAAATCCAGTCGCCATTAATAGAGTCGCTTCCTGTAGGGGGAGTTCCCGCAGTGAATGCTGCTCCGATAGATATTGAATCTGCCAACGTGACGTTTACCCGTCCGTTGCCATTGGGAATTATTGCAGCAAGTTTAGCAGCAGTGGCATCAACTCCACTTGGAATAATGTTAAAAGTAGCAGACAAGCGATCCCCCGCACTTACATTGGCAACCACTTCGCCAGATGAATTTTTTACCTGTTCGGTGTCGCATTCATGCGTAATGTCCATGCTCTCAAGAGTCGCAATTCCAGCGACCAAAGGGAGAAGATTTGCGGAATCGTAGACTTTGATGGTAGCTTTAGTCCCGTAGACTAGACCTAGACCTTTTGATGTTGCCATGTTTGGGTTTTATTGTTCGTTTGCTGCTGCGAAAATTGTCATGGATCGCGAAAAAGTTCTAGCTCTTTCGCTGATGTCGTTGATCCCAAAATCTACGGGGACCGCAAATTGCGCGTTGAAGCCTCCAGAAGGATCGGTGTCGTCTGTGTCTAACTCTGCAATGTTGCCGTCAACGTAGAGGTATTGCAGGAGATTCTCAAAGATTTGCACAATCGCTAGAGCTTGAGCCTCCGAGGTATCGTCTGCGGACAACTGAAGCGTAGCGGTAATGTCTACCTCGCAAGTGCGGTCTAGGGGATGCACCGGAACCGCAGTCGATGCGCGGACCACGATGCGCGGAAAGCTCGGCATCTGATCCTCCAAATCTGGATCTGCAAACGCACCGTGACCGTAGCTGGTGAGACAAGTCGGAGTTCCAATAGGAGACGCAGACCAGTCTTCAGCGGCCAGCCAGTCAACTAGAGCGCGTTCAGTGCGTAGGGCTACAGCGTTCATGTTACTGTGATTCCTTTGGATTCAGATCCATCAAAAGCGGCTTGGAGTGCTGCGGCAATGTGGTTCTCAAGCTCACGCGCTTCGTCGTTGTAGGCTTGCTGCATCGCTTTGCTGTAGATTCCTTCGACGGTTCCAACCTGATTGTCGGCCAACCCAATATTCATGCGGACATGGCTGGATGGATTAAATCCGGCTTTGGCGTTGTACGCATAGGCTGAAGAGCCTTTGTGCACAGCAACATTCTCCTGCGGCAAACCGTATTGATTCGCGAGATTGATCAACGCTTGGTTTCCAGCCACTGACTTAACACCAGCGGAACCCTTCTTAGCTCGTCGAGTTCCACCAAATTGTTGAAAGGATGGCGACAGCTTCTTGATCGCTTTGGTTACAGCGGACTTGAGGTATCCAACAGAACCAGCAGCGCGACGGCGTAAAGCTCCCGCAGCCTTTCGCATATCTGCACCGTAGAGACCGGGTTTTCCAGCCTTCGCGTTCTTGGCTTGAGCGATTAAGTGGACCACTCGCAACTGTCGAGATTTACCCACTCGCTTGCCGGTCTTCTTGTCAAAGCGATCCGCTCCAACTGGTCGATTGAAATAATCGAGAATCTTGTTACGAGCCGCTTGTGGCGACTTTGGAGGCAACAAGCAGTACAACCGCAGCATCAGATAAAATGTGCGAGCGTTGACGGCATCAGCAAGAGAACGCTTGGTCTTGGGCAGGTACTCCTTCCAAGCCGCATCAAACCTCGACGTATCAACTGTAACGGTTGGAGTCATTTGGTTTTAGAGCCAAGTTCAAGAGCGTAGTAAGCTCCAGAGCCATCTCTCTTTGCGGACATAATCCGCATCTGGCGACCGTCGTAAGTGAGAAGGCGACCTACCACCGGAATCATCTTCCCAAAAGTCAGAAGCAAGCGGTCAGTGTTCTCTTGCAGTAGAAAGCTTCCGTTCTCTTGCAGGAGCCGATCACCGTTAGAACCAACGTCACAAGACCAGACCGCAGCGTCTACCGTGACGAGCGTTGAGTCAGCTAGTCGCCAGTCGGAAAACTTAACCAGCACTCGCGCTTGGACGTTATCTTGGAACCCACCGGAGATAACCGAGTTAGCGTCAGTGATCGCAGCAGGAAGACAGCGCACCAGCACTCCCTGCCAAAGAAACGACGGGTTTCCCATCGCGCTCTGTAGCACAGACATCCCCAACTGGAGACTGGTTGCGATTAAATTCACGAAGTGAAGTAAGTGCCACTGACAATGAGTCGAGAGGTTGCTTTAACATGACCAGCAAGACTAGACGCATCTCCATTTTCAAAGTGCGAAATCTCGCAATAACTGGTTCCGGTTATTGCTCTAGCTATTATTGAAGTCTTGGCTTGATTGGTTCCGTTATCAAGCCATACA